AGTTCTTCCTGTAAGGTACCGCGACGAGCACACCACTGAGCAATACGAGTGTATTTGGAGAGTCCAATGAGTTTTTGTGCAGCAATAATGCCAATATAAGCAACACCACTGACAGGCTGATGGTGATGACTACACATACTACGCAACTCACTACGCACTACCAACATACCTTCGTAACGGTCCTGCGAATCGTTGGGAAATGCTGTTGCGTCTGGTGCTGGTTCATATCGTCCTGCCATTATCTCGTTGTAATACATCTTGGCCAAGCGTCTTGCTGTGCCCTTTGAGTTGGGATCATTCTCACGATCAATCAGCAAAGTGTCTAGCACTTGTTCAAATGCGTCTGTGGCTTCGTTGATGAGTTTTTCTTTGTCATCTTCACTAACATAATCACTGATGTTGTCTCCGGCCCAGAATCTCTTGCCGTCTGTTTTCATTCGGTCGCGTAGTGCGGCACTGAGATATTTGCCCTGTGCAGCACCTACTTTCTTCTTCACATATGTTTGACCTTCTACAGGCACAAACTCTTCGTCATTGCCGGATAGCAATGGATCTGGTACAAATTCTTCTGACATGTTATTCCTTGATAGTTATAGTTCTCAAATCAGGATACTGCACAAACACAGGTTCTTGTGACTCATATTGTGCCAACAATTCCAATCCACGCACAGCATCTTCAACAGAGGGCTTGTAATGATATCCTAACTGGAAAGTCTTTTGTGACTGCCAGGGTGAGATATTTAGATCGCGACCATCATATCTTTGTTTTATCATCACATCATACGCCCGCTTGTTATCAAGCAGTATAGCACCACCGTGGCCTATCTGTAAAGGCTTTGTATGTCCAAAACTCAAACATTGCATCTGCCCATGCTTATACATGTCGGGTTCTAAACGGCGAGCACTGTCCCAGATCCGGGTATAGGCAAAGTTGTATTCGCCTGACCAGGTCTGCGTATCCTCATCCAGATACACATAGTCGATGCCCAGTTTGTGCATGGTCATTGGTATGCTAAGATAGGTGAATGGAGTCATTTTGAGACCACGCACTCGATCATAACGCAGGCACATCTCGATGGCATGGGTGCAGCAATCTGTCATGATCGCATAAGGAGCACCGGTGTATTTGGCCAGTGCCTTTTCAAATTCAAATATCTTATTGAGCATCGGTTCTGTGAGGGAAAAAATCTTGCATTGTGCCCGATCTATGCAGGTCACTGGTCACGCAATGTATACCACCATCCCAGAAATATCTGTGTCGGAATGGAACTATGTGTGGAGTTATGCCATGCCGATCTAATGCATCAAATACCAGTTTGTTGTAGTTAAACACTACAACATTTTTAGGGTCAATGATCAACATGTTAACATCAAACACGGTTTCTTCTACATATCCAGTCCAGTGACCCATCCATGTTTCGACCACATCGATCACTGATTGATCTTGTTCAAATCCTGGTATCCACCACCTACCGTGATTCTTCATTTTAAGATCTAAAAACGGTAGGACAGAATCCCAACTTTGACCCGGAAGATAAACTACTTCCCACCCAGGAAAAGTATCAGCATAGGTTGGTACATCACTCAAACTGATTATCAACCCTGGTGCCACTGGGCAATAAGTTCCGTCGCTATGGCCTCCGGTATTGACGATATGATTCCGGGTGTTGATAAACTCTTGATCTAACACCTGTTTGATTTGAGATTGATCGTCATCATAATCATCGGTTCCAAAATATAAATCTCGACCTATGCGTGAAACCATGGCACCGTTTACCATGCTGAGTTGATTTTGTTTTATCAAATTTCCTTGTTGTCGGATATGTTCGTTGATGTGGGTGTATCTCGAATCGAGATTTATAAATTTTTGCATGCCATGTAAATCAATGCATTCTTGTTGTATACGCATTGGCAAATGATCAAATTCTTCCAAACTATTGCAATCGGGCCATTGATCGTCTTTTACATTCCGGTAAAAATTTTTAAAATTAAAAGTATAACTCTCATGATAGGTATCTCCGATCATGACTGCATAATCTCTTGGAGTCATTGGTGGCGAAATATATCGACCATGAATAAAACAATCATCTCGGCTTAGAATATTAGGTCTTAGAACTTCGACCCCAAACTCCTGTAATTTTTTTATAATATTTTGATAATCTTCTTCGGTCTCGATGGCTATCTTTTCAAACAGCTCGCGAACATGCGGAACTGTGATCCATGAATAAAATTCCGGAGGATAGCTACGACCTACTACACATACTTTTAACGGATCCCAATGTTGATATACTGAGTAGGTCATTTTTTCTGATACCACTTCCATGCATGTTGGATCATGTCATCCAGACTGTATTGTTTCCATTCACCATGTTGATCAAACTTGGCCGAACTTGCGGTGAGCACAGCAGGATCACCCTCACGACGAGATTCTACCCCAATACGCGGCATGCCGCGAGTGATTACTCTTGCTCGTTCCATCACTTGTTTCACACTGGATCCTGTAAGTGAACCAAGATTATAAACACCAGCAGGAACAGTGGAACTCAGTGCCATCACATGAGCCCTGGCGATATCGGCTACATGCACATAGTCACGAACACAGGTGCCATCTTCGGTGGGATAATCGTCGCCATACACTCTAAACTGACCGTCATCTCGGGTGGCTTCTAACAACTTAGCAATCAAGTGTGTGGCCCCGGGCTCTTGTCCATGTCTGCCTTGGGGATCTGCACCACAGGCATTGAAGTAGCGGAATGCCACATAATCCAGCCCGTAGGCTCGGTGATAACTCTCAAGGACCTGTTCCACCATGCGCTTGCTTTCACCATACGGACTCACAGGTTCGCAAGGATCTACCTCATGACAAGGATTCATCACAGGCTCACCATACACAGCAGCACTTGAACTGAAGATGACTCTGGTCTTGGGCAATGCATTATGTACAAGATCCAACAAGTGGATGGTCTTGATCACATTGTTGTGATAGTAATCACTGGGATGCTTGATGCTAGGCCCGACTAGGCTAGTGCCAGCACAATGCACGATGGCCGTGGGCAGAAACTGTATCAATTTTGTTTTGGCCTGATCACTGTCAATGTCCGCCAGCACAAACTGATCAAACACTTCCGTAAGATGTTTAGCGCAAGGGCGTCGATCGATGCCCACGACCTCATGCCCGGCATCCTTCAATGCCAGTGAGACTTGGCCACCGATGTAGCCTGCGGCACCGGTTACTGCTACTTTCATTAGTATTTGTACTCTCTAGTGTGCTTGCGATAGTCAGTGCTCATACGCAACAGGTCTTCGCCGTCGCCTTGCAAGATGTCGATGATTCGGTCAATTGTGCCGTTGTTGTAGTCGCTGATTGCGCCCATGGCTGGATGTGGGCGATCCAGTAACGCTTCCAGTTTATCCATAGCATCGCCAATGCTCCAAGGCACATACAGACGACTATGATCGTTGGCAAAAGTTTCAGGGAAACTACGATAAGCAGGATACAGCACATTGCATCCGAGTGCATCAGCCTCACTGACGGTGTTTGAAACCCAATCCTGTAACGCACAATTGAATACCACACGGCTATCATTGACAATATTGTAGTATTCATTCTTTTCCAAGTCCTCGTAGATTGTTAGTAATCCTCGCGAGACCAAGTCACGGGTGCGTTGCATGTAACTGTCGCTGTTGGATTTCAACTTGCCGCCGCTGCACACACAGAATTCAACCTCTTCCAATCCTGGTTGAGCATGCCATGCTTCGATCAAGTCCATGTAGAAGTCGGGTTGTTTCTCCTGATCCCATCGTGCAGAAAACACCACACGATGTTTGCGTTCGTTAAACGGGTTGATACTTGCCACACGACTCTGCACTTCTGCTTTGCCAAATGCCAAGCCTGAGATATTGTAGATTGGAGCCTTCCAACCTGCAATCTTCATGTGCATTACCATTTCCTCATTGGTGGCCAAAACACCGCTAACAAAGCTATCCACCATTTTCTCGTAGTGTCCCATCCATCCCGCCATTCCCCACACATGAACGAAATCATCAGGATCAATGGACTGAGCAAGACACCGCACAAAAATACGGGGACGAAGGCCAGGATCAATTTGATCCATAATATAAGGCAGGCTCTCGATGCCGGGCTGAAACATGTCTTCAAAGTAGACCACATCTTCATGGTTTAGTTCTCCTGCTTTCATCATGCGGATCAAGTTCATAAGTTGGCTCATGCCAAAGTATGTGCGTCCATGTGCGTCTAGCACTTGTCCTGTGACGATGGCTTGATCGTTGCTGAGTGTTTCGCCGGGCACTACAACATAATCAATGCCACGGGCATCAAACACCGCAGTATTCCAATCTTGAAGTTGCAGGGTATAACGAGCTTTGTATGGCTCTAAGCCCATATAGTAAAGTTTCCTCATGCACGATATCCTGCTAGACGACGGGTATCTTCATCCCACATGTTCTTGGCCGGCTTACCCTGGCTGTGCTTGTTGAATTGTTGGAATGCATAACTGCGGAAGTTATACAAGTCCGCCTCGTTGAATTTGTAACCATAATCCACGCAGAACTCGCGGTATTGATCGAGATCGTCCAGAGTTTGTTCTGTGCGGGGATTGTGTTTGATTGTAGGCTTGGCCATAGTTTCCTCTTAGATTTTGATTGAGTGAGCAGGTTTAGAGAGATTGTATTGTATAGATGCGCCGTTCTCTCCATCCTCGGACACATCAATCCACACTGTACGGTCTGGATATCTTGCAGCGATCTGATCGTAAAGATCATCCGCCATCATTTCACAACTTTTGTAATCAAGACTTAGAGTGGCATCACGATACAGATTCTCGAGCCATCGCTTGAATTGGATGAACTCGATGTCCCTGTCATTATGGAACACATCGATCCACACCCTGAAATGAAAGATGTGGCGATGAGGAGTAGCAAGGAACGATACATCATATTCATCTCCAGTGGCCAGGGCAGGATCTGTTGCAGCGGCTGGATATTTATGGATACCTTCTTTGCGGAATGTGACCCAGATCTTGCGATCTGCATGTTCACGGATCCGACCTTGTTGTTCTGTTAATGCTTGATCTCTTTGATTCATAATGTTTTGTCCTTGGTATATTTAGACCAGTCAGTGAAGTGATCCCAATTTTGTAAGTCATGTATGCTGTGGCACCAAACGCCCGGATTGGTAGCAGCAAAGTCTTTGTCATCCAGTTTGAGTGTGGCGTTGTAGCCCAGTTGCCGGATGTAAGGCATCTTGACCGAGATCATGGGAATGAAGTTGCGATAATCACACAATCCTGATTCTAGCAGGCCTTCCACGCATTTGACATCTATATCTAGGGTACATAGATAGTCGCGATCAAGAAAGCCTCGGATCATGTCTTCCCAAGGTTTCCACGCCTCGGCATCATTCACATGTGGATTGGGAAAACTTTGATTAGCACCAAAGTAGATATGCCCCCGTCCATTCAAGTTATATCCAATCCATTCCTGTTCTTGAACACCAACCACAAACAATGTGGGCATTCCAAATGCTGGTGTGTGTTCTACTTCAGTTCCGTAAAAGAACTTGACATCTTCATGACCTTCTCGGTTCATACTTGATCCTGTTCAAGTTGTTGTAATGCTTCAGAGTTTAACAGATCTTCAGGGTCGGAGTCAACCTCTACCACATCGAATAATGCCGAAAACTGTGTATTGGCATTCATGGTCTTCTTGCCTTTGAATCCGCGTGTGCCAATGATGTCCATCCAGTATCTACTGTATGACTCAATGATGGCTTCAGATTCAGCACGATCATCAGTGGCAAATATTGCTTCTACAATATCTGCAAATCGTTCGTGACTGCCTTTTGAGTCACGCATCATTCTAGGATAACTTCCTGCATCAAACTCACGATTGGCCCGTTGTACTGATTCCAAGTGCATCCAAACATTGTGCCCCATCAGCAATGCATATGAGAATGAATCCCAAGATGTCTTGCCTTCCTTACCGATCTTGTTTAAGTCGCCGGGCTTGTAGATACAGATGTCCTTCATTGTGAACAGTCGGCTGAGTGGGCTCTCATCAAAGTGATCCACCAGGCCATCTGCTACCACAGCCTGCCCATATGGGCGTGTGTCTGTGCTGTATTTCTTGTCATCCGCGATAGGGCTCATCCTATAGCACCATTTGCCTTCGTGCGGCAAGTCAATGTGATGATACACTTGACCATTAGCAGTGGCGAGGAATGGGCTGGCACAATCAAAGGATATAGTGAAATCTGGATTAACATATTTCCTAACAGCCCTTTGGATCACGGTGAGTAGCACAGCCCATTCCAACTTTGATGTGCCCAAGAAGTGCATCCAATCATGCAAGCCTTGTTGCAGTAGATTGTCATGTCTCAACGCCACCAAGCGTTTGAGTACGAGATGCACATCGCACATGTTCTGACCGCCCATGGCCCAACCATCAAAGTGTTTTCCCGGGTATTGTTGTGGATCACAGTAGTGCTTCATGGTCTGATACCATTGCTCTGCTGATGTGTGATTGTCACCCTGCAACACATTCAAGAACTTGGCACCACCCGCATCTTTGCCACGACGGTTGACCATGAAGTATTCATTGTTGAACTTGGTAGCATCCACTGCTTCTTGCAGTGTGGTAATCTGACATGCGGCACTGGCTTTCTTGTCATGGATCACCCAGGTCGGGATATCTAAGATCATTCCGTAGTCACTCAGCGTATCCAACCATGTGAAGATGGCTGCTCGTTTCTTCTGTGCTTTGGGACAACCACTGTTAGCACGCCAGTCACCTTCCCACAAGCCCTTGGCGATCTGGAATCCACCTGAGTCGCCTAGTATGAAACTGCCTGGTTCTCTGTTGCGAACCATGTCCTCCGACCAGTCCTGCTTGGTGAGATCCAAGTTGGCATGTCCACCTGAATACAGGCTCCAACGATATGGAAACAATGCTTTTTGGCTGTTGAGCCAATTCATCTGTTCCATGTCTGTGAGTCCGGTAGGCATTCTAGCAGGATCCACATACGGTTCATTGCGTTGCTTGCCTATGAATGTGGCATAGAACCCAGAGATGGCCGGAAGGAACACAGCATAGTCGTTCTGCTTGGCTGTGAGATTGTCTTGTGTCATTGATTGAATACCTGTTTAATCATTTTGTAATCTTGAGCATACGCACGACGCACACGCTCTTGTAGTTCTGGTCGGGTATTTAGACGGGCACGAATAAATTGTTGAATTTTGCCGGTATCTGGATTGGTATCACCGTGATTGCGATCTAATCCCAACCGCGGTAAAAACCCTAGATAGTCACTGACATTGCTATCAAAATTCTCATCTATATAAAAGAATTTTCTTGGTATATGCGGCAACAGATCTTGAAAAAATTCACATTGCGGCCACACATGGTCATCAAATCTTGTGAGGTTGTCAAACAACAATCTTTCTACCACTTGATTGTATTCTTCAATGAATACATCAGCAGATATCCGTTGGTCATCAGGGCCAGGACCTGTGCTCCAATCGTAAGCACCGGACACATTCAATACATATCCGGTAAGATATTGTGCAATTCCTGATATCCATCGTTGCACTGGATCTCGCAGAACCACAATCAATTCTTGTAATTTGCGTGGATAGTCGATGTTGTTGATCTCGGCCGCAGTCCACCCATGATGATTGCTCCAATCCAATAGATAACTACTGGCATTTTTTGGTATGTTAACTACAAAGCGATCATGGCCAGGACTCAGGATTCCTGATCCATATCCATATCCACGATCTGCTAGTTGACGGATCACTTGGTCTGTGCAGGCAAGATGTAGTTGTAAACAGCCATACCCGAATCCACAGTGATCTGCATACAGCCATCATCCGAGATTTTCATGGTCTTGTCACCAGTTAGACTCAAGATACTCATGACCTGTGCCACAGGCCATGACCATGAATGTTTCAGTGTACCTGTGACATCTGGCTGGAATACAAAGTTACCGCTGTGTGTGGAGTGATCACCAAAGAAGAACTTTAAGTTTTTGTTTTCAGTTTTGACCTGAAAGTTTTGTTCCTCGGAGTTGGCCTGTGCTTGCATCTTAAGGCGTTGGATGGCAGCCACGGTGGGTTCAAAAGTGATGTGCCAGTTCACTCCTTTGAACTTCAAGGTCTTGAGTTTTTCATTTACAATCTCACTGGCCATGAATCTGTAGTTGTTGCGGAAGTCTCCGGCTTTGTTCTCAAAAGTGATACCGTCGGGTTCGCCTGTGGTACGCTTGGTGATTGCCAGTTTGGCATCTTCACGATATTCCTGCAGGTTGATCAGGGTCTTGAGCTTGCCAAGATTGGGCATGCCAAATGTGCCAATGAAGTCGGCCACAGGGTTTGCAAACTGTGCTTCAAGGATAACAGATTTGTCTTCGGCAACACCGTTCACCGTGGTGTCAGCAGTGGTGCCGGTTACTTTGATCAAGTCAATGCAGCCGAGATCGTAAGTGTGTTGTACTAGGTCTAAGAGATGGTCTTTCATGGGTTTTCCTTTGGGTTAAATAGTATCCGAAGATGTTCTTCGGAATAGGTTGCTGATTCAAGATGTATAGATATAGTTCTACGAACTTTATCGAAGTCAAACAAATATCGGGTAGTGGCTTCACTGATATCTATTTTCAACATTGCGGCTAACTTTATCAATTGATCTAAGTCTAATGTATTGTAGAGGTCTCGCGAAGATTTGTCAATGACTTGTGCATCACATAATCGCCAAAGATGCCGTCCAGAATAGTTTTTCGATTCTAAATGTGCAGCTATGGTTCTTCGCACCTTTTTGATATTAAATTCACGTTTGGTCTTATCTTGGCTGATGTCTACATTTAAAATTTCAGCCAAGTGTATCAGCTTATCTAAATTTAGTTCATTGAAGCGATCTTGTACAGTAATTTTTTCTTGTTCTCTATTTTTCTCTTCTTCTATCTTCTTACGGCGTATGTCCTCTTCTACAAATTGAGGCAATCGAAAAACACCTGCCAATGCTTGCCCTCCTCGGATACTATCGAGTTTTCCCGGTTTGCCTAATTCTAACCAAGCAGTGCCCGACTGGTCACGATAGTCATAAACTATTTGGTAGTCCATTGATTGTATATGTTGGCGTATCAATCTTCCGGGTGTGTAACAAGAGGAATAGTGTTCAACAGACCCCACGGATCTCCATTGATCACAATCATTGAAACTGAATAAAAAAGTGCCGCCTGGACGCAGTAACAAAAATATTTCGTCTAAATATTGTCGAATGATTTCTAATGGTTTATACTCAAAATAATGAAACGCATATACAAATCCAAACTGTGTCTGCGGAAGGTTCCAAAAAATATTGTCAGAAGTATACTCCTTGATCACATAATATTGTAATCTACGCTGGTATTCTGGTGTAAACAATGTTCGAATTGGTGACAACAGATCTTGATGAGTGTCTACAAGATACAATGGGTCCAGTGCCACTAGATTTTCAATGCCAGGGCAATGCGCCGGCCTCAAGACCATGCCCGGATACTGCCAACTGGTATAGGATTTTAATCTGTCAGAGAGAAATTTTTCAGTGGCACTATCTAGAGATCGAGTTCGATTGATTATCCAATCTGGAGTATCAAATTTCATATTCTCTTGATAGCGAGTGGTACTTTCCAAAAAATATTCTGGTTCTCGTTGTTCGATCAACGCCTGCACATCTCCACGAAGTTTTTTTAATTCTTCTTCGTATTGCTTTAGAGATGTTTCTAAGTTCTCTTGTATTGATATCAGTGCAGCCGCATGATCGCCAGCCTGTATTTCACTATGTTGTACAGCATGAGTGATCTTGGTCACTTCGGCCATAGACGGGGATATGGCCTTTTTCACACTAAGAGTGTCTAGATGATTTAGATATCGGACTATGTCGCTGAGTTTCATTCGAAAGAAAATAAACTAGTAAATGTATTTGCTGTGTTGGTACTGGATTTCAAGTCCCATCCCAACACACCCAAGAGATTGTCAATCTTCTGATCCACCACAGTGGTTTCCATCTCACCATCATCAAACGGTAAATCTTTGAACCATTGTGGCAAATGCATTTCGTCTGTGGGATACCCGATGCTGGTCCAGCCCAGGGGATTCGGCTTGAGTTTGCACACAATGGTCTTCATGCCATCCACTACCTGCATTGAATAGTTGTCTGAATTCATGCGTCGTAGATTGTTCCAGTTCAGTGCCGCTCGCACATGTCCGGGCATGTTGGCTTTGCCCAGGCGTTCTTCTTCTTTTCTGTATTTGGTCAAGTTGTTCACACGCTTGGGACTGCCCTTCTCCCAACCTGGTCTTTCCATGAATACATATTTGAATTCTCTTATGCGTTCCACGATCTCTTCTCTCTGTGTTCCTGTTAGAACCTTATTTAGAATCTCACTGAGGAACTCTTGAATAATCACAGGTGTGTCTGACCGTTTCAAATCCAGCCCCATGGCCTTGACCTTGCCGGGCTTGCCGTTCACATCCACACGCTTGTTCTCTTTGTCGATGTACAGCACAGCATAACGCTTCTTGGTGATGAACAAGCCAGTTCTGGCAACGATCTCTCGACCGCCACGGATCACTGAACCCATCTCTCTTGGACTGTGGAATGCTTGTTCCATGAAGCCAGGAAATGATTCATTGACCTGATCTGCGATTGAGTTGTACAGCGCGATACAAGTCTCAGCAGACCAGTCCATGCGTCCTTCTGTGACTTCTTTCTCTAACATAGGCCATGCTGAGAAGTAACACGAGTCTGTGTCACCATAGATAATGCTTTTACCAGTGTGGTCATATTCTCCTGTTATGCATTCATTCACATAAGCATCCATGTGCTTGGCGATTGTGCGTCCTACCAGTGTGGTTGATTGACCGATACGCTTATCAAAGAATCTGCAGCCCGGATTCAAGATAGCGCCATACAAACTGTTCAAGTTAATCTTCTTGACTAGCTGACGCTTGTCCCAGTATTCAAACTGCACATCGTCCTTGCCTTCGTACTCTCGGGCTTTCTTCTGCATGTCTTTGCGTTCACTATACCAACGCTTGAGCAAACCTGGGATCACTGCTTCCTTCTCGTATGTGAAGATGGTGCCGTTGGCTGACAAGATCCAAGGTTGATTAGAATCAAAGATCATCTTCCATATCTCTGCACCAGAGTGTATGGTCTCTGCACCATCCTGCCAGTCTATAGTGATCTCTGTGCCGCGTTGTTGTTCCATCACGGCGGTGTATTCAAGACTGGAGAACAATCCCTCCCAAGCAGCAGCAAAGCTGTCTCCTTTGGCCATTTTATCCTTGATCAGCCTATCGGTCATTATGGGCCGAAGTTGACCGACAATGGTTTCCGGCCCCATGTTGAGGGCCCTAATAGCACTGGGATAGAGCGAGTTGATGTCGATGGAACCGATCCATTCGTGGATGCCTTTTTTGGGATAAGCAACATAGGCACCTGCGGCTTGCGTGTCTTCATCTGAGAGTCTTTCTTTACGGTTGGGAACTACCATACCACGCTCATGAGCTTCCACGATAATGGCCTGCTCAGTCACCGCTACTGCACCCATTGTGGTTTGCAGTAGCACGGTATTTTCATGCGCCAGGGTGTTGGCTAGACTCAAGAAACGCAGTTTCTTATCCAGCTTGCCTATCAACATTGTGTCCTGGCGATTATAATCAATAAAGGTTTTGAAGTTCTGGTTGTAAAGTTGATCCAAGGTGCCTTCAAAGGCAGTCTTGCGACCAATCTCTTCGTATTCGCCGATGGCATCTAAACTGTAACTGTGCCGCTCTTCGTAAGTGTATTTGCGATACAGTTGCATATAGTCCATATGCACACGACCTACCAAGTCAAAGGTTTCGTTCTCTGCACCGAAGCGTTCGAACATGCGTTGCTTGGGGAATTGATTCCACAGACACATACGCCGGGTATCATCCTTGCTCAACACTCTGCTGATACGATTCACTGTGTAAGGTATGTCATAGCCTTCGGAGTTCCATCCAGTAAGGATGTCTGCATCCTGGATCAAGTCCAGGAATGAATTCAGCATGTCTGCTTCTTGTTCGAACACAAAGCAGTTGTCAAATTCTCTAGCGATGTCTTGTGCAGTCTCTATGCTCATATGTCGAGGTGGTACAACCAGGGTGACCAGTTGGTCCAACCAGTCCATATACACAGAGATCGCTGTGACAGGATTGAATGGATCGCTCACTGGAGAGAATCCGCGTTCTGGATCAAAGTCTACTTCGATGTCGAAAAATGCTGTGTGTAGTCGAGGACCATCCTGGCCTTTGTAGTTGTCCTCCAAGCAGCGGAAGATAGGATTGATGTCACTCTCATAAATTTTCTTGCTGGAGTGCATACGCACTTCTTTGCGGAACTCTTTGTTGTTCTTTGAGGAAAATCTTGCCACAGGTGTGCCATAGATTGATTGGAACTTGCCTCGCGGGTCATCGTAGTAGAACACATAGTTGGCCGGATATTCTCGATAGACTCTTTGCCCATCTTTCCTCTCAACCACATGTATGCGATCGTGTGCTCGATCATAAAGTGCGTCAACGTAACTCATCTATCTCCAATTATGGCTGGTAGGCCGTGATTCATGTTCGTAAAGTGAACGACTCTCAATTGCTTTGCATTAACAATTTGATCAGCCCTGCGCTGTCGATTATACTTAGTATTAGATAGTTGCCCAGGATGCCAAAGCTGCCACGAGTATATGAACACCACGCCATGATCAAGCATCCGGTGATAAATGCCATGTACAAAGGTATGAATGGCAAGTTAGGCACAGTGATTGCATAGGTTAAGCTACATCCTAGTGATATTGCCCATCCCACTAGTTCCAAACAGAATCGCAATGGATATGTACGAAAATCTGCTCGCACATAATCCGCTACGCTGGCACGCCATTCGGCAAAACTTTGTGTCAAAGAGTCTTGCCTACAGTTTCCAAGATAGTTTCTAGCTGTTCGTGATCTTGTTTGGCTTTACCAAATTCGGCTTTGTGTGCCAGTTTGATAGCCTTCTTCAGCACAGCAGGTTTGATCTCCAATTCTTCGGCAATGGCTTTGATGGTATCGTTGAGTCCTGCACTGAGTGTGTCCACTTCGTGCATGACCTGCATGCCTTCGTTGATGATCTGTGTGAGTTTGATCTTCTGATCGCCGTTAAATGTTTTCATTGAGTATCTCCAGTAAAAACACAGTATAACAACTGTGTGAGATTATCACAAGAGTTTTTGGCTAACTCAACGACTGTTTACAATCCGGGCCATGAGTGCTCTGCGAGCAGCACGACTTTCATCAACCTTCTTAGCATCGTTGTCAAACTGTTTCTTCGTGGCTTGCACCATGCCGCTGAGTCGTTTGTCACCGCGTTTGAAATCACCAGCCTGATCGGCTTTCTTAGCATCCTTGGCAGCGGCTGTTTTGTATTGACTCAACTTGTTGGTGCTGAGTTCGTTGATCGGTGCTGTTCGTTGTGATGGATCTCGACTCATTGGATTCGCATTCGGTCCAGTTGGTAATTCTTCTGGTGTCACATACGGTGTATCATCAGTGGGGAGTTTTGCGGTAGCTGGATTTTTTTTCATATTCTGTATCGCAGTATTAAAGCGATTGATATATGCTTTAAAACTTTCAGCAGTCAACTGTCGTGACATGTATTTTTTATACATTTCCTGCTGGTCTGGTTCAGTGCTATCTTTCATTGCCAACATTCCTTGTTGGAATTTTTGAGCAAAATCGGGCTCATTGACAATGTCTGCAAATAGTTCTGATACTTCGCCGCCCAGACTGCCAACAGCAGCAGTTATAGCAGCATCTGCGTTTCCTTTGCGGCCGGCCCAGGCCGCTCTAGCACCGGCTTTTATGGCTATCCAACCAGTTTCAAGTTTATCTAAGAATGACATACCAGCGGCATTGGCTAAATCATTTATTCCGCTTGCAGCCGTCATTACTCCGCCTACATTATCTCCTTGGTTAAATTTATCAATCGCTGTCTTGCCCTTGGCCTGCCCGGCTTCCATGTCTTTGAGTCGTGCTTGCTGTGTCGCTGTAGGTATCGCAGGAGCAGCCGGCGCTTCACCCAGTCTCCTTGTACCTTTGCGTTCGCTGACTGGTGCCGCAGCGGCCGCTTTTGCCATTGGTGTTTCACCTGGTTTTGCCGCTGGTGCAGGCGCTGCAGGTGTTGCTGGCTTTGCTGCTGCTGGTGCTGCGGGTTGAGCAGTCGGTTGTGCTCCTGGCAAATTTTTAGATAATGCACCCTGATCTGGGGCTTGTACAATTTTAGAACCTGGCGGTACTTGGCTTAGAGGGATTTTACCTAACTGTTGTATACCTCCATTTGCGTCAACAGGAACAGCCATATCACCTTGTTGTTGATAGGTAGTGTACATCTGTGTAATCTTAGCACCCTTGGGTACTTGGCTTAGGGGTATTTTAGCTAACTGTTGTATACCTCCATTTGCGTCAATAGGAACAGCCATATCACCTTGTTGTTGATAGGTAGTATATCTTGGTACTATCTTGGTACCAGGGGGTAATTGACTTACAGGCATCGCAAATAAGTTTCCTTGTCTGACACCATTCTTGAGAGGAACTGCCATATTACCTTCTTGTTCCCAACTATCGAAATTATATTCATCTGCATCGTCAGCCGCCGCTGGTTGTGCAGGTGCAGCGGGTGCAGCAGGCGCAGCGGGTGCAGCAGGTGCGTTAGTAGTCCATTGCTTGGTTGCGGCATTGTATGTTTTGGCATACTGACGATTGCTCTGCGGCGCAGGTTTTGCCGGAGCAGCGGGCGCCGCTGGTGCTGCTGGCATTGCTGGTGCGTCAATTTCTTTCAATGGTTTCTTGGCTCGTTCATCATCCACTTGCTGTTGTGTTTTTTTACCACTTAGAATGTCGGACATTTCTGCAGGGGTATAGTTGGTTTGTGCCTCGTCCACTCGTTTCATGTCCTTGCGGATTGCTGCTTTGACCTTGCCGTATTTCTTCATGAAGTCAGCGTCCGACATGGTTTTGAGATCGTCGGCCAATTCTTTCACACGGCCTTCTTGGACCATGGCTGCTTGAAGTTTCTTCATCAACGGGGGAAATGGAGACTTCATCTGCGGATCCATACCAATGCTGCCTGTTGTATCATCCCATTCGCTAGGTGCAGATTTGACTGTTTTCATATATTCGGCCCGATCTCCCATGAGCCTACCAGCGTCGGCTGGTAATGACGGAGCACCACCATGCATACGAGCAGATCCCGCTTGCATTGCCTTTTCCCAAGCCTTTGGATTTTTTACCCTAACATCATCAAATTTGTTTTTTACAGCAGCAATCGCAGATTGCCCAGCCATTTTTGCCATCTTGATTCCTGGAGTAGTGCTAGCCAGTTCGAACGGAACAGTTGAGTAAATCTCTTGGTTTTCCTTGACATCTTTTTTCTTGTGTGAATCTTGAAAGGCTCGGGTCAACATGTCCGCTGCGTCTTTAGTTGCTTTTTTAGCAGAGATAGGTTTGGCTTCTCGATCAGGACCTGGGCGAGGACCGGTATCACGGCCTGCACTGGGTTCACTCTTGTCCATCTCTGTCAAGCCTTCGGGTATGTCTTGCTTAGACTTAATAATATTTCTGATGTCAGTTGCGTTTACCCACCGCTTAATTTCACTTCGAGGATAATAGGCTTTTGACCCATATCTAGATGTAAGGCCTTCAACCTTCTTAGGAAAATTTCCTATTGACAAAGCAAGTTGCTGTAGTTCTTTAGGACTCACACCTAATTTTTCAGCAACTTCTTGGAAACTCCAGGTTGGCTCTTTCCAACCTGGATGCTTCATATCTCCAGGAATAGTAATACCTCTGAGTTCTGGCGAAGAACTATTATTAGATGTAGACTTTTTGTAGACATCGTAGCCCGCCAAGCCTTCCGCCACACCTTGAGATTCAATGTAAATGGTCTTATGTATCTTATGTTTAGTCTTCTTTTGCCCGGTCGCTGGCGTCGACACACCTCGCAGATTGCCGTCCCACACATCTCGCGAATCATCCATGTCATCAGTCATGTTATCAAGCTCATCTTGTGTCACACCAGCGATCTCCAGGGCTGTGTCCCATAATTCGTATGCATCGTCGGGCGAAAGACTACGCAGAGCCATCCGTATTTGTTTTGATACCGGGGTCTTAAACCCACGGCCGATCTCTTTCAAATCGACCCATAGTTCGCGGGGATCGTCTACCGAATGCCCCATCAACGCTTGAATCAGTGCATCTTTTGCAGGATCATCAGTGCCTTCTGTGATACCTTGCTCTTCCACCCGGCCAGCATTGTGTGCTTTCCATGCTGTGGCAAAAGCGATGCCTTTTTCTCGAGGAGTCAGTTTACCATCCTTAGCATAGCCCTGTTTAATATGTCGGACCATGCGTTCGGCCCGGGCACCTGGGGGGGCAACTTCCGCCATGCCTTGCTCTTCATCGTCAACATTACTAGCAATATTGTATTTCTTGGCCAGTTCCTTCTTTAAATCTTTCAGTTTGTATATCTCTACATAAGCGGCCGTTCTCAGAGATTTTCTTACTAAGGATAACGCCCACATATCCTTGGTCTTTTTTCGTTGATTTATATATTTTTCTTTGTCGGCAGGGTCGGTAATTAGATCTATAAAAGCCTGGTCGTCGCCAAACATTGTACCTTCCCCAAGCGGATTTCGAAGTTTGTCCAGGCTCCGGAAGCGATTCTTCTTGTGGCTGAATTTTCTTAGACCGCTTTCACTATACGCTTGATTGGCATCCACAGGAGCAGCCGCAGGACCACTGAGAGCATCGTATTGTGCTTCGGCATCGATACCTTTGGCTTTCAATGCAGCAGCCATCCTTGCTATTTCTGCAGGTACCGTGGCCAACTTGGCGGCATGTGCTGGATCACGACTCACTGCGGTATTTCCACCTCCACCGGTCATGGTTTGATAACTGTCGTATTGTGCTCTTAGTCGGTTGTATGCCAATTGCTCAGGCGATGCTATGGCATCTTCTTTTACTGCTGGTAGAGCAGTTTGTTTGGATTGTTTGGCACGAATCTGGTCGGCCATTGCATCCATTTCTCTTTCCTCATCACTCTGAGGACTCATGGCTCCACGATTTTTCATGTTCAGGATCCGACCTTGATAACTCGCCTTTAAGGTGGTGAAATACAAACCTTTGGATTCTAGCATTTTTTTCATGTAATCCAAGGCCTGATTCATCTGAGATCCCATACTACCTTGGAATTGTCCAGTGAGATCAACTTCCTTGTCTATTGGTTCACCACCAGTAGACATTGGCTCTATCCTTACTGATACAATCAGCTTACTGGGATCTGCTGCTTCAAAAATCGGGCGGGTGAATAGTTGGTCGAGGATCATGTTATTTCTCTTCTAGATAGTCCGAACTGGAATCTTGTGGCTGACCCCTACGATGTGCTCCAAACATATTTACAGCCATCTCTGCGTCATCCATTGAGCGGAATCGACTAGGCAATGTACGGCCTGCATGTCGTATCTCAATGTTTGAATCAGGATGCTCCCAGCACTCAAACTTGGCGCCATCTTCCAATGCTATGGTTTTTACATAGTTACATTCACCCACACTCACTGGGCTCATCATAGCAGTACCCGACATCATGGGTTCTTCTGTTTCACTATATTCGTCTTGATTGCCGGACTTGGCTGGATTCTTATCCTGCACCTTCTTAGCTGCTTGTCGTTCTAGGCGTTTTTTCTTGTCTTTGATATCGTCGTCTTTTTTGGCTTCGAGATAGTCCAGATATTGACCAAGATCTTGTTTAACACGACTCAGCATGTCTTCGTCGATCTCGCTCATATGGCGAGCCAACGCACTGGATTTCATACTGTCTCCAAACATGTTTTTGCCCAGGGGTTTCTTTTGAGTATCGCTGCCCAGCACAGGTGATATGTTTTCCGGCTTGAACAATGCAGGCAGTTGTGGCACTGACTTCTGTTGTTTATTCAACCCATGCTTGACTGATACCGGAGTGAGATCTGATTCAATCATTCTCAGCCGGTCTAGGATCTTTGCTATGTCATCGTTCATGCTCGTTCAACTTTCAAGAAACTGGTCAATTGCCAACGATACTTGCCATGGGCACTGAGTCGTTCTGCGATAAAGTTGGCGATACCTTGTTCGTTGTTGTCGTTGGCTTCTGCAAAGCAACGGGTCAACAGGTCAAGCATCTGATCGTTGTTGACCTTGAGTTCTTCTAACATGAGTCGAGCACGGGGGATCTTTGTTTGTCCTGAGATCTCTGTGAGTTCACTGAAACGCTCAAGACTTGCTGGCGAGTATTCACCTAGGTAGCGGATGTATTCTGCTGTGGGATCTAATGCTGAATAAGCATCTTCGTAGACATTTTGGAAAAACTCATGCAGTTCTCCAAAGTCCGGTCCTTCCACATTCCAGTGAAAGCCTTGGGCTTTTAGGTAGTAGGCAAAATTAGTTGCCAGGAGCGTTTTTAAACTGTCTGAGAGCATGCTTGTTCCTTTTGTATTCTTTCGGCGTATTAGGTGTTGGGTCCGTTGTGTATTTACCACTCAACATAGATCCGCCTTGTCTTGTTTGCATGCCCAAGGGCTGACTCACTGTTGCCACTGATCCAGAGCCTGTGCTACCGCCTGATGCGTCTTCCATTATTTCATGTGCTCTCATCTATGATCCTTAACTGTGAGTTCTTCTTTATATATGCATGGTCTGACCCATGCTCGATCCTAACATTCTTTACTTCCATTGTGCCCTGTGCCGGTGGAACCAGTTCCCAACGCAGATTGTATTTGCCCGGAGGCGCATTTACCACCAGTATCTCTTCTAAGTAATATCCTTGCCATACCCATGTGCGTTCTGTAAACAGCTCATTGCCCACATAAATCCTATATCTAGGAGGATCACCTTGCCAATCCAGACTGACATCAGCTCGGACTACCACTGACTGTCTGGTCATTTTGTTAGAAAACTAGTGGGTGTAGTGTTTTTCTTTTCAGAGTCACGAATCTCTTCTGTTCGGGGTTTCTTATGGGCTTTTTTCATTGCGATAGCGATGGCGGCTTGTTGTGCTGCGTTGGCTGCTTCTTCCACATCCTTTTCGCCCAAGAAGCCCATACCCTCGGTTTGTGGTCGGAATAGCTCAAAGATCAACATTATCGTTTAGCTTTTGGTTCAGCTGTTTGGATGCCTAGATCTTGTGCTGCGGCAATGTAGTCGTCTCCTGTAAAGCCAGCCCCGCCAGCAGCCTTGGACCAAGGACCGGTTGATCCTTTTATGGCCTGAGCCACAAATTTAGGATCTTGAAGGTCTGCGATCAAATCTCTTTTATATGCTCGGTCGTATTCATCTTTGGCCAGAGCCAAGGCTGCGAGATCTTGATTCTTAGGGGAGAAGTCAGATGGATCAATACCTGCTAACTTAGCGGCTCTGAGCCAGGTGGTCCATACCATCTGATATCTGCCAGATGCTGTGAACCGTTTTTTAGGATTTTCTACCTCTTTACCATCTACTTTGTAACCATGTGCGAACGGATGTTCTCCGGGACCACCAGATCTTTCTAATCTTCCGGCTTTTATTAAATCTCGAGCTAGGTAGTTGATAGAGTCATAACTGCCCTTCATAGCTTCTTTTTTGGAGATCATATTTAACCATGCCTGCTCTACATCGCTGACTCCACTGGAATCTACTTCTGCTGTCTTTGGTTTTGGTGTCGGCTGAACAGGCCCGGTGCCGCCTGTTTTCGGCACCCTTAGGGTATTACCTGTGATGATGAGATCACGATTGGTTATTTGCGGATTCAACCACATCAGTCCGTCTACTGTGGTGTCAAACCTCGATGCCAATTTACCCAAGGTATCACCACGCTGTATGGTATACATCTTATAACGATCAGTATCGTCGGCCTCGCGTAAAAATTCAAATGATTTCATGTTAGTCTTTCAATCCTGCTAGGAATCTCATGCGACTGATTTCTTGAGATTCTCTAAGAGATGCTGGCGCGGATGCAGGCTTTGCTGGAGCAGACGCGGGCTTTGCTGGAGCGGACGCTGGTTTCGCTGGAGCGGACGCTGGTGCTGCTGGAGGTGCTGCCGCAGGCGCTGCTGATGGTGCCGGAGCAGGTGCGGCTGCCGGTGCTGCGGATCCTTGGCCGCCGCCAGGACGACCGGCTTCATCGTGGCCTGGCTGCCCTGCCATTTTTCTTTGTTCGGCGTTTCTAGCCATACCTGCGTCGAGTGCTTTGTCTTCACCCTTCTGAGCAGTTGAGTATGATCCGCCCTTCCAAGGAAATGTCTTTAATCCTTGACCTCTGGCTGTTTTAAATGCTTGTCCAAATGACATCTTATCAAAGTTGGTCGCATCAGCTGCCGGAGTCTTATCTCTCATTGCCCCGGCTAACCCTGTGTTACCCGCAGCAATGGCGGCGCCTGCTGCTGTAGCAGCAGCATCGGCAGCGGGTGCTGGAGCAGGTGCCGGTGCGGGTGCTGGAGCGGGTGCTGCTGCCGCTGCCGCGGGTACTGCTGCCGCTGCTGGTGACTCCAGACCACCAAACTCATCTGTTTGTCCGGCAAATGGTGCTGCTGGTTTTATACCAGCCAGTTGTTGCAATCGGTCAGATTCTGATGACAACGGTGTGTTACCCACTCCTGTGTCCGTGACTGGTTTACGGGCAGCATCAGCAGCTGCCGCTGTGGCTGCATCAGTGCTAGATGCGCCTGTGGTTCCGGCGGCAGGCGCCACTGATGGATTGTTCATTCCTGTTCCGTAACCACCTGCACCAGCGGCCGCTGGTGCTGCGGGTGCTGGTGCTGCGGGTGCTGCTGGTGCTGCGGGTGCTGCGGGTGCTGCTGCCGCCGGTGCTGGTTTACGACCCTGCAAGCGAGCCGCTTCATCGCCTGTATCGGTTGCCGGTTCGTACCCACCTTGACCAGCATGTGCATCGCCTTTGGTCTGCGGTGCTGCCGCCTGGGCAGTCTGTACCACAGCCGCCCCACCACCGGAAACCAGATCCGATCCATCACCTGTTTTGATAGGCTTTCCGTCGCCACCAACTACTTTTCCATAGTTTGGATTGGCCGCTTGGAAGTCTGCGATTTCTTTTTGTGTAGCAGGCTTGTATCCCATTCTTGCCCGTTGAACTGGATCAATACTGGTGCCAGCAGGTGCATCTTTTAATTCTTCTGGTTTAGCACCAAAAAATCCTTTGATTGAATTGAGGTTTTTCTGGCCTTGTGCTATCCTTGCGGCATCTGCTTGAGCAGCAGCAACAGTACCTCGTGCTGGCCCACCAGAATCTTCAGGGTTAGGCGGTGCTTCGTTGATAATTTCTTTAAATCTCATAGTATGTTCCTTTGAGTGTGATACTTGCTTTATTTATTCTATTTGCCCTGCGAGGCCAATCTTGCTCCATTGTTAAAACTGTTGCTGTGACTCATCGCAGTGCGATTTCCACGGGCCTTAGACCATGAATACCCGGCTCTGTGACCCGAACAATCCTTGGTGCAGGGACTGCCCAAGAAGGTGAGTTCATCAAGTTCTTGCTGAACAGGCTTTTTCTTGCGGATAAATTCTCTTGCTCTCATAATATTATGCCAATTGTTGTTTGAACCAATTTAAGAATGGTTCATTTTTAGGATGTTGTAAGGCCTTTGCTTGAGCATCAAACCGTGCTTGATATATCGACGAGCCATTCCATACTCGATAAAATGGTATGCTTAATCTCTGAGCTGTTGCGATTTTTTCATGCAAAAACACAATCCAAAATAGATTCAAATAGTCAGTCATTCCTGCCTGCACCACTTTATCAGAAAACTTTTTTTGTTGAGGACGACCGTCAAGCACCAGGCCGTTGTATCCAAAGTCTTCTCTGCCTTCAACCATCGCCAACATTGCCCATGTCTCGGGCGATATCACAGGTAGCAGTTTTTTATCTCTCGCCCATTTGTACGCAGATAACATTTTGGTCATTTGTGTATTTGGATTAAAAGAAAGGGGCAGTGTTTCTATAGTACCAGTACGTGCATCACCTCTCCACGCTTGCAACCACCCAGCAGGCAGAGGCTGATCTGGCTGCCAGGCGCGGGCTACGCCTTGGGGGGGTACAGCTTGCCCGCCTTCAGTGACAAATTCTTGTGATCTCATCGTGATAGATCCTTGAATCCTTTTATAGCATCACCGATGGCCATTATATCTCCTATCACAGGAGTGCGACTTAGAATAAATCGGCCAAGGTTTTTTGGGCCATCCTCTGGCTTGCCAAACATTTCTTTTTCTTTTTCAGTATATGGCCTGTTGGTACCATAATCCCAATACATACGCCATTCATCCGGTGTCCATTTCTTGCCCGTGGCAGGATTTATGCTGTTTTGAAGTTTACGAACCTCGTCGTGAGTCCAAGGTCTACCTGTGTCGGGATTTATATCGCTGGCACTTTCTTCTTTTAAAAATTCATGTGATCTCATTCAGCATCTCCGAATATTGGGCCACCTATGAAGTGCCCATTCTGACTCAACACACCATTGCGTAACTGTTTGATGATAGGCTCAGTGATGTCTCTGCGACGAAAGTGCGGCAAAAAGATATGTGTCTCCACAGGTGCATCATTGTTTTCTTCTTGTATGGCATACATCCTGTGTCGCCCGTCATGATCACGCACCTTGGCTTCCATGCTGAAGTCTCCATCCTCCCACTCCTGTGGCACTGCTATGGTCAGGAATGGTGCGCCAAATCCTTGATCGTTGATCTGCTTCTTCAAGTGATTGATAGTTTCGCGTTCTTCGGGACTGTTCTTGTCCAAGGGCAAACTCAGCTTGAGGAATGTACTGGGTCGCATCACAGTGCGTAAGCCAAAGTAATGCACATCGGCATTGTGCGGCACAGCACCAAGACCTCGCTTGTTGTCTATCTTTAGTTCGTTTAGAAATTCATGTGATCTCATGCTACCGCCATTTCTGGATTGTTGGCCAGTGCAGTATCAAACTTCTGCATGCCCTGCATTATGTGTTGTAGCCACACATTCTTATCTGCCATGCCGGTATCGGGCTGTACCGCCGGTGCTGACTGTGATTTTATGGCTTTTTCTACATTGTCTCTACGCTGTGGTACACTAGGATAAGTATCCCCTGATCTAAATGGTGTCCGTTGATATGCAATGGTGAAATGATCAAAGGCTTTGCGTCTGTCGTATCCAAGTTTGTATGCCAGCAAGGCCCCGTAGACATCAGCATCCGATTCTTCTATTCTACTTTGTGCCGCCGATGGTTTTTGATTTCTAATCTTAGGATTGAGCCAATTCTTTTGTGGACCATATGCCCAGACCATGTGCCCTATTTCATGACCTATTGTATAAGCTAAACAATCATCACTAAGGTCCCAGAAGCACCCCACATCAAGTGTGATCTCTCGATCATTAAAATTTGCACGAGCGTACGCCGTTTCGCCGTCTAATGGAACCTGAACTGTTACCCCATTCAATGCTGCCCGCTCCTCTGGGGGCATCTCTGCTTTTATTTGATTGAAGATCCTCTGTGCTCTGGCCTGGAGTTTGATAGCACGGGGTTCCCACACTTTCTTTTCATCAGGAGTCAACTGCCCGTAGTTTTCTTTTTTGCCAAGTTCGTAGTATCTATAAGTGGGGTAAGTGTGCAAATATTGATCAGCATTGACTTTTTGCATGTCGGGGTTCTGGCCAAACTGACCAGCACCGTCGTCATACTCTTCTTCGCGGAGAAATTCCCTTGCTCTCATCAGCAGTTCCACTTCCTTAATGCCAATGCCTTGCGTGTGGGTTTGCCATTGGGTTTCTTCATTGGCCCTTTCACCCCGCCCATCCTGGCACAGAAACTTTTACGACGCTTGGCTGCTTTGGATCCGGGCTTGAGTTTGCTGGGCTTGGTTGTCACTGCCATCTGTAGTTTGCTGCCGGGATTCTCTCTACGGTAACTGGCCACACCTTTGGCATTTAGCCCGCCTTTTTTGCTCTTGCCTGCACTTCTACGCCAAGCAGCAGTTTCAAACAGTTCGTCATCATCTACTGATTCAAAGTCTTCCCAGATCTGTTCGGCATCAACACCATGTGCCTCGGCTAGTTGTTCAACCATGTGTTCGATCATATCAAACTGTTCGTCCAGGCTAAGACTTTCAAAAGTGGCTTCAAGTTCATCGGAAGTATCGCCAGTTACTTTATATGTTTTACCACTGACTTTGAATGTATCTTTGCCTGCCTTGATAGCATTCATTCTGGCATCGGTGAACACATTTGATTCGTCCATACTTTCGTTGGGCACACAGTTACGGACCTGGCCGCCATTCCGGCCTGTCTTAGTGCCTTCTGCATGTTTGCCCGGCCAGCATTTGGTCACACCATTTGAATCCTTGGCACCTGTTTTGAGTTCCATGATGCTGCCGTGTGTGCGACACATGCCGCAGTCTTCGCACACCATTTCTGTCTCCATGGATTCGTTGTGTTTCTTCTTGCCGGCGCAATGTGCCCGTTGACTAAAGCCCTTGGGGTGAGAGCAGTTGATACTGCTTTTGTATTTTTGACTCCACTTTTCTTCTAAGTGGCGGACACTTTCAGTTATAAATTCATGCGATTTCATTTACATCACCTTTCTCTTAAGACTTGTTGCCGTAGTTGCCGGCACCTTTTTTGCGACACTGAACCAGTCGACCTGACGCATAGGCCGACGGCCATACTTTTGCCGAAGCCTTGACTTTATAGTAACAAGCATCTTTCTTTTCCATTAGGTCATCGTATTCCATCAGTGGCCCACCACAATGCGGGCAGCGTTGTTCGTTTGTTTTTTTCTTGGTAGGCACATTGATGGCAGCACCATGCCGATCTGGGTTAGGATCTTGTCTACGCTTTCTTGCTGCTGCACTGGCTCGGCCTTTTTTGCCCAGGGCATGTGCCTTGGCCTGCGGCAAACACTTGGGCTTGCCTTCTGATTCCGATCCGCGAGCACAGTCACCACGGATCTTGCCATCGGGACCAAATCTCACCCATTTTTCTTTGAACCACTGGTGTAGATTTTCTTCCAACTGCTGTATGTGTTCTGTGATAAATTCATGAGATTTCATTTACATCACCTTCTTTCCGCGATCTTTTTCAGTGATGGGACCGCCTACTACCCAAGCAGCACAGGTCCTTGTGCCGGCACATTTAAAATGCAAAAAGTTGCAATAGCCCAGATCACTTAGATTTATCGTGGCAGCAGCATCCGCATATGACTCATCTCCGCGGATTCCGGACTCAATACACTTCCTCATAGTATCACTGGCATCAAACGCAGCACAGTTGCCACACAGCATGGTCTTGACTGTTTTTTCTGTCACTGCCCAACGGCCTGCTGCCTTTTTCCAATAATCGCCGGGCTCTAAAGGATTTGCTGGGCCGTAGTGATAATCATCTATGGCTGCTTGGCGATTTTTAAGATTGAGTTCAATGTCATGCGTGGCCACCGGGCAGCCTTTTTCTATTGCTTCAACAAGTCTGATAAAGTTTCTCATATGCTTATTTAACACCAATTCGTAATAGACTCTTGTAGTCTGTTTCAGGATCCTGGGCAGATCTTGAGCCTTGATACAGTGTTCGGCTGAGATCATACGTACTGAGATCATCATCCACATCGTCTCTGCTCTGCAATGCTACTAATACTCCTGCGGGTATGTGATCAAACCAACCGCGATTTTCCATGTCGTGACAACTTGTATTGATCACCAAGCCATCTTCGTCCAGTTGCCGGTAATCCAGTCGGTTGGCGTCCTTGACCATGGACTCGATACGATCATCAATGTTTAATATCCGAGCTATGCGTTGTGCTTTACGCACCACACCGGCATCCTGGTCTACATTCACGATGTGATCGTACTGTATATTGTTTTTGGCCAACAGTATGCTCATGTTCCCATACCATGAACCCAAGATGTAGATAGTGCTGAACTGATCCTGGATTTTTTTAAGTTCGTGGATCAGCCATAGTTTGTTCAGTATCAACCCGGATTCAAAACTGCCCTGCAAGGTCAGCGGGCTGAACTCTAGCAGTTTCATACTGTTATGATTTCTGCTATGTTATAGTCAGCAGGGCGACCCACATACACGGTCTTTAACACATACTTGACATCACCGATCTTTCTCATGCCTAGGGCTACATTAGTGGTGTGATCCAGCACATAAAATCTATTGCCCACCTCCAGTTGCGACATCTGTTTTATCACTCGAGGCAGTTTGAGTTTGCGTATGGCAGAATCAAATGATTTGTCGTCAATGCCGCGTTGTTGTTGTCGATCCAGAGCATGATCGTCCAGGTTCACAATGATATCGCCCAGATTGATAGTGGCCACAGTGTCCTCGTTGGTTTTCTTTTTCTTGGCGCGGCCGGCTTTCATATTTGCGGCCCAATGGGCTAACTGTGCTGCCCGCCCTGAATGGCTCTTAGCAAACTTGCGTAGGTTGCTTACTGATGATTTTGTAGGCACACCGTGGCGTTTTGAGTCGCCCTTGTCTTGTGGGTTCTTACCGTCGGCAAAGTTTTCCCGGATCTGGCCACCTGAGACCAGTCTCTGCCACATGTTCAGGGGGATATACCAAGAGCCATTTGTGCTTTGTTTAAATCCCATGCTTTGCATTTGTTGCGGGCTATAACTGCCTGACAGTTCGCCAGGACGCAAAAACTTCATCTGCGGACCGTCGTATGCTTCGGCTATGGCCTGTGGTAGGAAACTGGCTGCTATGTCCCGGCAGGTGTTGAAGATGTCAGCGTTGTCAGTGACCTGCAGGTTGAATGGATAGTCTTCGGCAGGATGCTGTGTGGGATCTTGCCAGCCAGCATAGCATTTCTCAATGCCATAGTCTGATAACAAGTCAGTGCAACTCTCACCATAACGCTCATCCATGTGATTCACACAAGGACTCAAGGTGGTGATCATGATGGCATTGGGTCCGATACGACCATGGCTTTCTAAATGCTTGTCTATGGCCATTCGTTCAGCATGGCGGCGTGTGTGATTGGGTCCGGGCATGTTGATAGCATAGGTGTGATTGTTTTTGTTGTCGATCAAGCAAGCAGCCACACGCCCATACTTTTCTGGATCTGACTCATGGCCCCGACGGATCATTTCAATACACTTTTCCAGCACTGAGTCTAACTTGCCCAGTTTGGTGATCTCTCGGCTTTCGTCCACATCTTCTTCGCCGGGTTCGTCCAGGTCATGTGTTTTCAAGCCTAGATTTGTGAGTTCATGGCTGTATTTGTTTTCCAGTTCTTCTGACCCAAACGCAAACACAGTGCTGGGAGGGCCTTTGCCCAGTGTGCTCTTGTCAATGCTGTTGAGATTGGATATGTGTTGACCCAGTTTATACCAGTCATACATGTCGCTCACATCCACTTTGATAGTGCCGGCGGGCATCTCGGGCGGTGTTTCAGGACCGATAGGTGCTTGATTGCCCAGGGCGTCCAGTTCTCTGCGTAGTCGTTGTTCTAATACTGTGATGCTTTCTGACACTGGTGCTGTGCTCTGTCTTACTGAGTAGGCGTCGGCGTTGATTTCTTGATCCGGAGTCATGCGGGCATAGTTGGCCACCCACTCTTGACCCTTGCGCCAGGCTTCGGCTTGTGTGGCAGCATACATCCTGAACACTGGTTGGTTGGTGCTTCTGTCATACACTTCCCACTGTGTCTGTGCTGGTTGCGATGTATACTGTTCAACATCTGGTTCAATGTCTTGCACACCTGCTACCGGAGTAGGTGCTTGACTGGCTTGGTAGTCCGCCCATCGTCTGGTGTTGGCTGCTGCATCGGCAGCCTGGCGTTGGCGTTGTAGATCCTGTGTGCTGCCTGGGATGGCTGCTGGAACAACTTCAAATGGTCCTTCAGATGAGTTCGCCATATCATTGTTGTAGAACCATTCTCTTGCTACTGCGTTGGCATCTGCTTGCACATTTCTGTTCCAGAAACTATGCACGATTTCATTGTTTCTGTTGATGATGTTCCATTGCACACTACCGGATTCAGGTGCCGCTGGTGCTGCAAACATCGTGGTATCCACTATCATGTAATCTGCGGCATTTGCATTTTGTCGAGCAGCCCAGGCTGCCAATACAGCACGAAGTTGTGCTTGGCTGTAGCCATCCGGCAAGGTGAATCTAAACAAGTAGTCGGGTGCGCGTGATGGTGTTCCGCTACTGTAAGCGAACACCAGAGGATCATCTCTTCGCACAATGGCCAACTGCCCATTGGGATCATTGGGTCTGCCACGGCCCTGCGGATGCGGTCCAGTGGTGCTGGCACCTGCTGCGGGTTCATCCAGGCGTTCGATGGTCATTGCATCGTTATCTACAAATCTCCAGTTGGGCTGCTGTATTATGGCCTGCTTCTTGGCATCTATAGGGTCGGTGGCCATCACTTCCACCACGCCGCCGCCCAGTTCAGGCTTCAACGACACTCTCCAGCGATGACCATTCACGATGGCCTCACCGGACTTCTTGGCCTTGCGGTCGGCCTGTGCTTGACGCACAAAACTCTTTAGTGCAGTGGCAGGTAGTTCGCCTGCTGCATACTTGGCAAAGATAGACAGGGGATCTTTTTCATCTTTGGGTGCCAACATCTTGTATAGTTTTTTCAGATACTCTTCACGATAGGCCTTGGGATCCATGGCTGCTGACAATGCCACAGTGAATCTCAACAGGGTATTTTCAATCTTGTCAAAGTTGTCACCCAACCAATCACCACCGGGACTGCGGAACTCTATATGCCCATCTTTGGTGTTGATCGAAGTGTATTTGTCTGTGCTGCCCGAGTGTATGGCTTTGCTGGCCAGTTCGCCCATGTGGCCTTTCATCTTGTCCAACAAATATTTTGCTTCATAAGGTCGTTTTTGCACATGATCACGCACTTTGCCCATGGCACTCCGGGCATAGGTGTTGCTGGAACGACCAAACTGATCTAACACATATTCATCGCCCATGAGCAGGGCCAGTTTCACAAAGTCCAGTCGGTCAAGATCATAGTTGGGCACACTGATGTTGATGTGCAGCCCAGTTGATTTGTTGGTGTAGCAGCCGTTTAGATCTGCCCACTTCTTGACCTTGTTCAGGTCCGACATTATTTCATCTATGGGCAAAGGCGGGCTCACAAACTCCAGGCCAGCATCATCAGGATCATCTGGTTCCAAGCTGCCATCGGGTTCGACCACATAGAAGTTCTTGCCCGGGCCCGGACGCTCTTGGCCATACTCATGATAACTATCACTGGCTCTGGCAGGTCGACCCACAGCAGCACTGAATGATTCTGCTGTTTCCTGCACCGAGGCTCCCTCGCCGCTGCTGGCGCTGCGCCAATGTGGCCAGGTGATGTCGCCTGAATATCTATTCTCAATATCACTCATCATGGTTAGGCCTGAATCTCCCAACCATTCTTCAAACAGGTCGTCGTCCTCGTAGAACCCTTCCCTGGCACTTTCCTGGGCATCCTCATACCAGGGTTCTATTTGTTCAGCGGTGATCTTGTCCGCAGCCAGTTGATATTCCTTACGACTGATGGGGTCTTCCGATTCCAGATCCAACAGGCCTCTCACATCATCGTCGTCCATGTTTTCTTTGATGTAGTCGTAGATGTATTGCTCGCTGTCTGAATCCCAACGACCATCAAATGCTTCCGATTGCCAGTCTGAAAAATCAGTCATCATGCTGTCAATCAGGCCGTCCACACTTCTGCGGCTGTTGTAATCACCGTCATAGAAAAAGTCTCGGATGTCTCTGGGGCTGCTGGCTCGGTCATCTTGATCGTAGTCAGGTTCCAGGTCACCGTCGTCTTCACTTTGAGTGTTAGGCACGATCATCTCAAACTCCATGCCAGCCAACGCACCGGTCTTGGCTGCTTCTTTTCGCAGGTTCTTGCCGCCCATGTTGATCTCAAACAGGTCCTGCTCTTTGAACTCACGCAATAGTTTTTGTAATCCTGCTGTGAGCAAAGCAGGATGACCTTGGCTATCAGTTTGTAATCCCAGTTTGTTGGCTTCTTTGCCCACAGCACCGGGACGCACATCTTTGGTTAGTGCCATGACGAATCGTGGATCCTTGGCCTGTGCCTTTGTGGGAATGTAGCCTGATGCTTCTTCCAGTGTGGCACCATCAAACATTTCAGGCTGTTCTTCAGCCCATTGTCGCATGATACGACCGGCCATGGCGTTGGCTTGATCTTCCCAAGGGCTACCAGTAGCACCAGCATCTGCGGGCAACGGCTCACGCTCATCCTGCTGACGATGTGTCATCTCATGAGCCATGGTGCGAAGGATATCCAACACATGGCGTCCCGCGGTGGCCAAGATCAGTGTGTTGCTTTCTGGTTCGTATTGACCAAAACTGCCATTTTCTCTGCTCCAGTCCGGAGTGGTTTCTAAACGCAACCGGGGCGGATTCTTTAACTTTAACTTGCTCACACAACTCTTGTAGAAACGATGCAGTATCTTCTTCAAGTGATCTGGATCTACTGATTCTGTGATATCTTCTCTGAGAGATTTTGACAAGGCAGCTTTGGCCAATGCACTATAACCTTCTTTGGGATGTAGTCCTTCTCGATCAGGAGTTGCTACAGCAGCAAGATCCACATAGGCATCCCCACTGATAGCTGACATCACATCTCGAGCAGCATTTCTATTGAAGGGCAATATCCAAACATATTTTTTAGCGTTGAGCGCATCTCTTATGCGACTGATGTTGTTTATAGTAGCGTCTGGGTTAGGATTTACACCACCATTTCGTATAGGATAGTCATTGGTTCCTGCACTCACGATGGCCACATCAGCACCTTGCATAGCAGGATTTGACGCAGCAGCCGAAAGGATTTTCTTGGTAATGCGACCCACCACAGCATCATGTGGTAGACCGGCAGCCTGCGCGATCCCTAATGCAATGCTGTCTCCTACTACTACGACTCTGGGTTTAGCAAGGGTAGCACCAGGTAAGTCCCAATCGGGCACTCGCTCTCCCTCATCCACTTGTTCTGATTCAGTGCCAGCAGGATGATCTTGGCCGGCATAGGCTGTGCCTGGATACCAGTAATCACGCATGCCATAGTTGACTTTTTTACGCTCACGAGGCTTCTTCGATTGTTCTAGACTGAGTTCACGATCACGCTGGGCTGCTTTGGCTTTCCACAACTTATCGATGCACCCCATGTTCCTCAACAGTTTGAACGCAATGTTTTCACAGCCAAACTCGCCATTCTTTTCCAAACTGGTTTTACGCATATCTTTGATGCGATCCCACAGTCGGTTGATGGCTTCTGCATCTCCGGATTTGATGGCAGCATGGATTCTAGCATCAAGGTCTGCGGCTTTGTGCTGCACACATGAGTCATCTATCTTGGCCCGCCGGCGTTGTGGAACTTGTGACCATTCGCCATTCTTTACACTGTAGATGCCTTGGCTCACATGTTTCTGATCCGCAGGCTGAACATATAGTTCTACAGGTACGCCACCAATCCGGATGTCATGTTCATCATTGTATTGATACTTTTTGGCGTTGAACAATTCCTGATACACAGGATCGTCAGGCATTTCGACCACAAGATGTAGATCAATATCTGAGTGGGGAGTGTAAGAATAGGCAGCATTGCTACCTGAGATGGTGAGATCCTGGACTTTGAGATCATCTACGCCCAGGAACTCTTGGAAATCTGCTGCTATTGCTAGAAGTTTTTCACGCACTTCCGGCAACAAGTGCTCGTCTGAACCCCATATTCTAGGGTTCAGACGGCTATGAAATTTTACAGCATCGGCGAGATTAAAGGTATCAAGATCATGGAAATTCATGATCTATTTATCGCTATTCAGCAGTAGTGGTTGTCTCTTCAGACTTCTTGTTTGTGGCAATCACTGTGGCTTCTACTGGCACAGGCTCTGCGGGTTGTGTCTGCACAACGGCCTGTTGATTGGCCTGATTGCTCAGTGCAATCTGATGCAGATCTGCATATAGTTTGTCCTGTGTCTGATAATCAAACACATATGTACCGGTGTGCTTTAGCAGTACACGCTTGTCGATAAACACTTGCCCACCGATGTCACGCCAGTTTTCACAGAAAGTCCAGTCTTCACTGTAGTAACGATTTTCACGCACCGCTGTGTCAAAGTAGGTCTTCATGTAAGGATTCAACACAGGGTCCAATCCAATGTCGTTGATAAATGGCTTCACAGCAGGATGTGCATTGAGTTTTTCAAATACATCACGCTTCATCAACAAGAAACCTGTACCGGTCTTGGTGACTTCGATCAGGCCCGATGGATCATCCTGAACAGCATCTGGAATGCCATTAACACACCACTTAACTGGCAGGGATTTCATAGGATACAATCCGCCCACAACATCTTTGTCGTGATTCAACATGACCAACAAGTGCCAAGGTTCCCAGCCAATGTCAGCATCGATGAACATCAAGTGTGTGGATTCTTTGGTGTGTAGAAACTTAGCAGTGAGGGTATTTCTAGCACGACTGATCAGGGATTCATTGGTCATTGTTTCCACAGTCCAATCCAGGCCTAATTGGCGTGCTACATTGGCCCATTTGATGTAACTCATGAATGTAGATTCTGTGAGTTGGCCACCATAACATGGCATACACAGATGAACTCTTGTGGTTTTCAAGTAATCAATGTTTACTTGGATGCTTTGTTGTCCACCATTGGAATCCACAGGGGATGCGTTCTGATAAGGTAGTTGTTGTTCGTCTGCCATAAGGCCCTTTCAATGTTGTAGAATATTTAACGGAGTATAGCAGGCGCGTAGAATTTCTACGACCTTGCTTCGTCCAAATAATCTTCCATCATGGGCTGATTGTACTTGGCTTGATAACTGGCCCGCAAGCCGCCTTGGCTCATCTGGCGTGTGACTTCTTTAACCACTGGCTGCGCTGGTTTTGTCGTTGCCGCTTTCGTCTGAATGTTTTGTTGCATGATTGGAGCATTTTGTTGAAATTTGACGCGGGCGTCTGCTACTTGTTTTTCGAGACCCGGTAGCATGGCTTGCATATCTTTAATACTTTGTAATAGACTTTGCTGATCAGCCGGGCTTGCTTGCTGGAATTCTGTTGACTGGCTAGTTTCGATAAATTTAGCAGTTATATCCTTAACAAATTGAAGAATCTGTGGCATCAGTTCGTCAAATTCTTTCAACATATTAAAAAGTGTCTGATCTACATCAACAGTGCCATCCGGGTCAGCAACCACTAACTGATCTATATTGGTGTTTAATTCTGGATCCGAGCTGCCTAATTTTTGTCTAATAGAATTTTTAAAACCTTCTGCACTGTCAAATGATATACCCGGTCCATCTGTATCTGTCATGACTTGTTCTTTGATCTGACGATATTCATTGGGCCAATCTTGCCATATATTTTCGTATGCATCAAACACAGTTTCAAGATAATCTCTCAATTCGTCGGGCACACGCTCTTTGCTCCAGTGATGGGGCATTTCGGAATCGGGACCAAACCACAGTTTCCAAACATCGGGAGTCCAGTAATCTAGAGCATCACTGTCTAAATTACCTGCTTTCTGTAATGCTGGTGCGACAGATTTGTATCCTTCTCTATTGGCCCATTTGGCAAAGATTTTATGATACGGCTTGTGGTGTTTGACTGCCCAATGATATAGATCTTTTACATCAGTCGGCGGCATCTGTGCATCAGGGATAGTTGGTTCTTGACGAATCCTACTCATTATATTGTCGAATCTCTCATCGCCTGTTGCTTCTGCCACCTCTGTGCCCATGGCAGATTTGATTGCTCGGCGATTGTATATGGCAAATTGTCCGGCATCATCAGCGGTACTGGCCCACCCGGGCAGGCCGGGTAAAATCCTTCGTATCATTCTAGCATACAATGCTCTACGATTGGGTTCTGCGGCTTGGAAATATAGCAATGCAGGTCGGGCTTTTTTTACATATTGGATGATGGCATTGACCACGATGCCAAATACTTCTGCGGCAGATCCTGTGCCTTCAATGCCCTGTTTGGCCACTGGATATCCGCCCTTGATATCCTTGGTCAGTTGCTCAAAACTAACAAACTTGCTTTTATTATACACCTCATCAGAATCAAAGAAATCATATGGACTCATTTCATCCGGACCAATATATGGTTCCAAGAAATCCAATTGATATTCTACTCCATTACTGGCAGTGAAAGTGAATTTAATCATGTCTGGATCACTAGTGTTCCAATGGGCGTGATGAGATGTTCCTGCCTTGGTGTCTAATACTTCTTTTAATTCAGTGCCCATGGCAGTGTCCAACATCTTGACCACAGTCTTGGCCAGTTTGGGATTCTTCTGAGTGTGGGGATATAGACTCATGACCAATGCCATGCGGCGACGGTCATCCAATTCGGGCCATGCTGTGCGTATCTCTGTGGCTGATTGCATGCCCGGACCAAATGTAACTGTGGGCAGATAGGCCATATACGCATGTTGTGTCATGGGTGCCATGTTGCGAGAAATGGGCTGTAAATATGCAGGTGAGCCGTTCTTTAGGATACCACCGGGTCGGGGCGGTTTGTCGGCATCTTTTTTGCTGCGAACAAAGATCAACTGTGTGTCTGCAGGATCATAATTTTTTGTGATCTCATCAGCACGAAATGGACTCTTGACCTGATAGAAATCACCAGATGGTACACCGGCTAACTGTGCTAGTTTTTCTTTTAGTTTGAATGGAAATGGGCGAGCGGAAGTGTCGTTGGTAGCTGCCACTTTGACATCAGCACCAGGAAAAGCCTGCAATGCAGACTGATAAAGTGCTAGGTGACCCGCGTGAAAAGGATGGAACCCACCGGGCATGATGACTAATTGTTTCATACCCAGTATTTAGCTATAAGTTTTCTAATAACCAAATGTAGATTGGCGTAGAGAATTTCAGTGTGACTGTGCCATTGCAGCCTAGTTCGCCGTAGAAAGATTCAGTAATTGGCTCGCCAGTACCGTTGAAATCATGTTGGTACTCGGCTAATTTAGTTGTTAAGTATTGGCAATCGATCTTATCAAATTGTATATTACTTAATGTAACAGTGGCATCACTGACGATGTTGCCCTCGGCATCCAGTCGGGTATGATCTGACAATTTATTTTTTAACACAAATTTCAGTTCATGATCACCATCGTCGTCGCTGATTTCATATTCCACCTGGTAAGTTTGATCTATGTGATCCTGATCAAACAATCGGTGATTATCTAACCAAATCTCCAGACCCAAGGGCACAGCGGGATCTGTGCTGCTAACTATACAATTAAATTTGATCGTATCCATTTAATATGTAGCTTGTACTACTTCGATGGTGCCGTCTGCGAAATTTGTAACCACTGCTCGCAACCATGTGAAGTTGCCCATGACTGCTTCAATGTAAGTGTCTGTGCTGTCGCCATATGTGGCCACCTCAAACCAACGAGAATCAGCAGGATCATTGTCTAAAGTGGCCTGGATCGCTACTTGTCCTTGCACGCCACGGAACACCCAACGAATAGTTTGGATACTGCCACGACCACGATAGTAGTTGGCTGCTTTTTGTGGATCACCCGTAAAGTCTTGGCTGGAGCCATCATAGTTACCCGATGGTACACCGTACTCTGTATAAGGCAGCAGTGTGACCGTGGTAATAGCCATTATGCTCGATCTACTTCCACAATGATGTGCTCACCAGCTAGTTCTTCTACCACTGAGCTCAGTGCAGAGATCATTTCCTCGTTGGCTATTTCAGCAGGTGCTGCATCGTCTTTGACCAATTTTGATAGTTTGATCACAACTATTTCTTCGTGTATTTTTGCCATATAGTATTTATACCACAACGGGTTCTGAGATTTCTGTTTTCACAGCAGTTTCAAACTCAATCCGGTCGCCGTTTAACACCACATTCAATGTGCAGTCAGTGAGTTGATCAAACAAGATCCGCTTGCTCAAAGGCACACGGATCAATTCATCAATCTTGCGATTCAATGGGCGAGCACCCATCTTGCTATCATAGCCTTTTTCTGCCAACAATTCAATCACAGGCTCAGAGAAGAACAATCGAATGTTCTTTTCTGCTACACTGGCTTTGAGTTGATCCAAGAACTTCACAACGATCTTCTTGATTGCCAGGGTATCCAACTTGGTAAACTTGCAGATACGATCAATGCGATTGCGTAGTTCTGGACGGAAGAACTCTTTCAAGGCACGATCTTCTTCTCCGGATTTCTCCAACTCGGTGCTGAATCCAATGTTGTTGTTTTCATTGTCTCGCGCACCCAAGTTTGAGGTCATGATGATGATGGTGTTCTTGCAGTCTACCCGCTTGCCATTTGCACCTGTGACATGCCCTTCATCCAGCATCTGTAACAGTATGTTGGTGACATCACTGTGTGCCTTTTCAATCTCATCAAACAAGATCACAGAGAATGGATGCTTGCTCAAGTCCGAGATCAGTTTGCCGCCGCCTACATTGCCATCTTCAAAGCCCACATACCCCGGAGGTGCACCAATCAGGCTGCTGACAGAGAACTTCTCCTGGAATTCACTCATGTCGTAACGCAATAGGTGCATGTCCAGATTCTCACTCAGCAGTTTGGCCAATTCTGTTTTACCTGTGCCTGTTGGGCCAAGGAACAAGAAACTTGCCATGGGCTTGTTTGGAGTTCCAATGCCCGAGAAGTTGATGTACACACGCTCCAACACAGCATCCACTGCTTCTTCCTGACCGTAGAGTTTCTGTTTGATGTTGGATTCTAAATCCACGATCTTCACACTGCGTTCATTCTGCAAGCGATCTGTGGGCACACCTGTCACACGGGACAACTGTTCTTCGATCATTGATCGGTTCACAGTGACATTGCCTGCATCTTTCACACGCTCTCGGGCACAGGCAGCATCCAACAGGTCGATGGATTTGTCAGGATTCTTCTTGTCATGGATATACCTTGCTGCTAGATCCACAGCAGCAGTCATGGCTTCTGTGTCGATCATCACATTGTGGAATGCTTCCAGTCGTGGTGAGAGTCCGATCAAGATCTTCTCAGTGGTGTCACGGTCCGGTTCGTCAATTGACAACCTGTAGAAACGGCGCATGAGGGCACGATCTTTCTCGAAACTCTCGTAATACTCTTCCCAGGTTGTGCTTGCGATCACCTTCAAGTTGCCTTTGGTAATAGCAGGTTTCAACATGTTGGCAAAGTCCAGGCTACCCGAACTGCCTGCACCTGCACCTTTCATTGTGTGTGCTTCATCAATAAACAAGATACATTTTTTCTTGGCTTCTAGTGCAGAGATCACTGCTTTGAACTTTTCTTCAAAGTCACCGCGATATTTTGATCCTGCCACAAGACTGCCAATCTCCAGGCTCCATACTTCGTGATCCTTCAAGAACTCTGGCACACGGCCCTGAGTGATCTCTTGTGCCAAGCCTTCGATGATAGCAGTTTTGCCCACACCCGGGTCGCCTACCATGAGCACATTTGATTTGAATCGGCGTGCCAACACAGCTATCATTTCTTCTAGTTCTGTTGAGCGGCCGATTAGCGGTTCCAGGCGATCTGTTTTGGCCAACGTGGTAAGACTGGTACAGTATTCTTCCAACACTTCTGTGGCCTGCTGGTCATTCATGCCTGACGCTGACTTTTCTGTTTTGTAGTGACGCTTCCAGAACTCAGCAAACTCGCCCTTGGTAACTCCAAATTTCAACAAGAAGTAGTGTGCATGGCTGTTGGTCTCACTCATGATGGCCAGATAAAGATCAATAGTGACGATCTGTCTGCGTCCGGAGAACAGCACTTGTGTTAGCGCACGGTTGAACACACGCTCTAGTCCAGCAGTTTTGCGTGGTGTGAAGTCTTCCGTTGGTTGCACCAGGCTCTGGCAACTGTCCAAGTATCCGCTGAGTTCTGTTTCTAACATGGCCACATCACAGCCGAACTTGTTTAGTGTTTTGCGAAATGGTTCATGCCGTATCAAGCTCAACAACAGGTGTTCTGTTAGCACATATTCATGTCGCCATGTTCGTGCAATGGTCACTGCACCTTCGATGATAGCGTCGATTTCGGGGTTGTCTTGCATAGCGTTTTGTCCGTGTGAGTTGCTCATGTGAGTAGTATACTATATTTTTTGGTTGTGATCAACCTGTACCGTACTTATTTGGCCAATTCCGCCTGTATAGCAGCCAATAATTCTTCAGGAATCTTTGCAGGTATTTC